GCAAGTTATTAAACTCATTAGCAGTGAGAGCCATAACACCATTGTTAGAGAAGTAATAAACTACGTTCTGCCCTTCAATAATACTCTTAGGACTCTCCAACCCTCTATCAGTAATCTTCTGTACGTTGTACGCTGTAGCTGTAAAGCCACCATCAGGATTAGATATATACCATACACCATTCCCTGCAAAGACAATAACACCACTTCTAAAAGCTTTCATAGCTTTAATACTACGACTATCTTCTAATTCTAATACACCACCATCTGTATCTAGTAAGTCAGGTATCTCTGCACTTGTGGGGTCATTACTCTGATAACATCTACCAGCATCATTAGGACTAACCAATACTTGTGAATAATATATAAGACTATCTACTGCGTAGAAGAATCTACCAAAGGCACTAGCACATGCCACTGGATTTTTGTAATTACGTTTCGGTTCAGAAACAGCCATTATGGAATACTCCCTATAGGTCCACCGAGGTCAGGTGGCTCGTATGGGTCTGTACCACCACCACCTTCAGGAGGAGTCCCACCACCACCAGTATCTACTGGAGCATCTGGATTGAATGTTGGTATACCTGTCAAGTTAACTGTCCCTATTGGAGTGAGTGTTGTACTAGGCGCACCAGAAGGTTGTGAAGCTAGTATTCTGTTATCTCTATCAATGTTAGCTATATTAAATACGAAATGACCTCTAGGGGCTGTACTGTTACCAAACTCTGCATCTTCTACAAACTTAGCATCAAATACAATATTACCACTACCGTCATCTATAATACCTATAGAAGCTACATCTGCATTACTTGGGTATTCCCCTGTAGTATCGAAATAAGCATCTGTTACATTCTTACGAGTACTTGCATCATTAAAATCTGCTTTTCTTTGATACCAACCACTATTAAATAAATTGTATTTATGGTCTTCTGATAATGTAATTGGTCTTACACTAATACCTAAGTCATCGTCTATCAATTCAAAGTCTCTAATGTACATACTAACATCACTAATAACTATCTCTTCACCTACACTATCAAACTCACACAATATAGGGTTAATACCACTGCTTGTTGTTATAGTAAGAAGGCTAGTTGTTTGTGCAATCTGTGTAGATACAACTAAATCGGCAATAACAAACTCAGCTATGAATGTGAAATCTGCATCTACAGCATGGAAGCGCAAGAGTGTTCTAGGAGTTTCATCTGTAACTGTAACAACGACTAAGCTAGGACCACGCCAGTAGAATACATTCTCTAATTTAGCATTCAGTCCTGTTACTGTGAAATCTGTTACAAGTTTATCAAAGCCAAGTCTACGTTTACGTACTAAGCCATTCCTGTCAATAGTGAAATTCAATTCATCGCTAGTCGCCCCTTCAGGAAAAGCTAAAGAGGAGGCTTCGGTAACAATACCATTTGCCATACTTATATAATCTTTTTGACCAGAAGCCCTACTCACGTTATTTTTCTCCTAAAAAGAACTTTGCTTTTATTGATTGCATTTTTGTTACCTATTCACACACAAAAACTCGGCTATAGTTATAAAAAACTAAACTTATTAATGGCACTATAGCCATTTTCAAATTGCTGATATCCGTCATGGACAGGTGTGTAATACAGCTTTTTGTATACTCCATCTACACGCCATATAAATATACCTTCGTACTGATTTGTATCGTCAAGGTTGGATACAGTAATGTCAGCCTCAAACTTCTGCAATGTTGTCGGATTTTGATAAGTAATCTTATTAGATTTACCCACTCTTAATCTGACACCATCCGCAATATCAGTGGTTAAGTCATACACCTCAGGAAATATAATATCAGAAAAACCTTCTTCTACACCAAACAGTGTGCTGTACAGCTCGACAGCTTCAAAGTCACCATCCGAGATAACACTGAGGTAGTAGCCGCTACGAGTAAACTCATACAGTTTTGTAACATCAATCGTTGTTGCTTGTCCTGCTGGATTCCAATCAATCGTGCAAGTAGTTTTTAGTTTTAGGTTTTTTGTTACAAGGGGTGTGGAAGTTATTGTGGTATCCACATTATCGAGCAAGAAAGAGTTGACTATAGAAGTTTCTCCACCGTGATAACCGCCACCATATGTATCAGAGTTATACTCTTTAATCACATAATCATTTTCAGAATTACTGTCTAAGTACTCTGCAAAAAGAGCTGTGTTTCTGTAATAACCAAACGTATCTACAGGCGTATTGTCCCAATCTTTAAGCTCCGTGTAATAAAGACCTAAGAAACTAATAAAGTAAAACGCACCTGCTGAGGTATTTTCTATTTCTATATCCACAGTATCTTTACCAAACGCAGGGAAAACCAATTCTATTATTGCAGTTGCTCCAGATAAATCTACTACGTAAGCTGTACCATCAATGGTTATAGTTGCCGCTGGGTTACTACTTGCACTTCTAAGAAAACTCATCCTTACCAACCCATCAACAACTGGAGTGGATTCGTAAGTCAAAGACTCATTACTGTTTGAGTTGTTCTGTAAATAAACATACCGCTCAGACGTGTTAAATGCTGGCATCGGAGACACTTGATTTAAGTTAACAGGGTTCCATGTTCCAGTTTGTGATGTCGGGGTGTTAAAGCCAACACTCGCATAGACAGAATGTAAAACTGCGGTAGCTCTATACATGGTAGTATCTGAGGCGGTTACTGCAAGAGAGTCATTAGTTGTCGTAATGTTATCTTTCAAAACTGTGAGAGCGTAACCTGCATCACTCAAGCTAGGATTAATAGCATAAACAGTATTTGCATCAACTCTGTAAATTAGGTTCGGTGTTTGCTCTACCGCTTTAACAGGGGCAACAGTAGTTAATCCAAGCCCGTCTTCCACTTTAAGCCCTGCTTCTTTAACTGCATTTATAAATAGTTTTTTGCTCCCACTGACGTATCCAGCCTGTGCTAGTGTTACACTAATTCCGTTATTTATTAAAATTAGTGACTTTTCGTTTGATGCCGTATGGTTTAAAAATCCATCCGTAACTTGAGGGTCGGAAACAACAAAATTCAAATCAGGAACCAACTCACCTAAAGCATAATACCTTTTACACTTAACGTAATTCCCAACTTCTAAATCAGCAGTTTTCATTTCTGCTATATTATCAAAAATAGCATTAGTATCTATCTGGATATTTGTAGCTACAACTACATTACCTGTAGCACCATTAACACTTTGCACAGGAGATAAGGAAGCAACTTGACCTTTAGTAATTAAATCCGAATCATTAACAGCATCAGGGTAATTAATAATGCGATTACTATTCATATCTAAATCATCTAGCATCTCATTGTTCTGAGCTACAGATGGATTCCTATCAAGCTTTTCTCTCAGAGATACTTCAATCTTTTCTAATTCATTATTAACAGGAGCAAGGCTACCACTAAGAGTGTTACGAGTATACGTTGTCATTACTTATATCCACCTTGTAAGAATTTCTTAATAGCACCCACACTCTTATGTTTCTCTGGTACTTCTACCCCCTTTAAGGCGGCATAGCCTAGCAAATCAGACTTCTTCTCCAAAGAGTCAAGCTCACCTACTGGGGTAGTGATTTGTTGCTTGTTTAGTGCATTAAAACGGTCTAAATGAGCTACTGCTTCACGCTTAGACATGAACCCACCTTTTAAACCATCTGCTACTGCACCTGCTCTACTGAAATAGAATAAACCATTGTATTCTATTGTGTACTCTGTACCGTTGTCTGTTTTATACGTGCTCATTGTCCATGCCCTCTTGGTACATAATTACCTGAAATACCACTACGACCATAGCCTCTCTTACCTCTGCTTTGTCCTAGTGTTCTATTGTCTTGTTGTAGTTTAATCCTAGCACTTCTAGCTCTTGAAGCAATCATACCAATAGGCTGTTGATAGATTAGTGTCAAAGCCTCATTCAAGAACATATCTAAGTAAGCTTCTGATAAGTGACTCGGAATAGGAATTACAAAGTCATCTTCTTGATAAAATACTTCTTCACCTGAAGCCACAATCTTAGACTTTGAGCTTTGTAATGTCGTATCATAATCCGAATGATATGAATCAAACACCACAAACTTATTATCAAAAGATGTAAAATAAGAAGGAAATTGATTTGTAGATACAACCATCTTATTCTCATCAAACCCCTCCACTAAGAGAGTATTATCCCCTTCTGATTTATTAGTTCTTTCTATAAAAGCCAAAGGAGCTAAGTACTGAAGTGACTTGTACTGAGTACCTCCAGTTTTAGATACATTATAATAAACCTTACTCTCTTGGACTTTCTGTATGTCCTGTGGTAGTAGCATGTAGTTAGGTCTAGTAGTATCTGATAACGCATCCAATGTCATTTCTTTCATTGTAAAAAGAAGGTTAGGAAACTCCTGTACCATTTTGTAGTACACGCGTTCGGCTAAGCTAGCTACTTGCTGACTTTCATCTGTGTCGTAGATACTATCAACGTAGAAGCCCGAAGTAGCATCTAAGTATTGTTGTACTACTTGTAATAATGTGCGTTGCATTTGTTTCCTCCAAGAAATCTTATAAAAGGGACTAGATAACCCAATCCCTTTGAAAGACTACCTGCTATACTTTATAAGTAAGAATTACTTTAAGTACACCAGCAGTACGAGAGCCAGCATAGACTAACTGAGAGTCCACACCAAGGATAGTACCAACTAAAGCTCCTGCACCTGCTACGTAACCAGTAGTAACAGTAGAAGCAGTTAAGAAACCATCTGGGTCAGCAGTAGTACCCAAAGTGAAGTTAGTACCACCAGACAAAGTACTCTCAACGAAAACTTGACAGCTCTCGACTAAAGCACCAGCAGGGATAACTTGACTAGCCGTAGAAGCTACAGCACCATCAGTAACACTGAAAGTATATTCAACTTCTTTAGAGTCACCTGCGTAGTTAGCTACGATTTGACCCTTCTGAGAAGCTGTGTATTTACCTACATCATATAGGTTTAAAGGTTGTGCGCTCATATTCTATTTCCTTAAACTGGAGTTGCGATAACGGCTAAAGTCTCAGCACGTTTTAAACCAAAGCCATAACGGCAAGTACTTGACCATTCATCACGCTTGTAGTGAGTGTTACGGAAGAACTCTGACTCAGGACGTTGACGTAGTACACCCATGAACGGCATAGATGAAGCATCTGCCATAGACATAGCAACACAAGCCTTACCAGTAATAGAAGCACTACCAGTACCGTCATACTTAGTAAGAGTCTCAGCAGTAATAGAAGGTAGGTTGTGACTTACCATAATATTAAAGCCAAAGATGTTACGGATGATGTTAAGTTTATCACCAAAGCCAGTTTGAACCATACCATCAATGTTGTAGTTAAACTGTGAACCGTTAGATACTTCTGTAATGTTAAGAAGCTTGTTAAGTTCAAATTCCATTTCTGGAGTGATAATAAGCATACGGTTTTCAGTTGGGACATAAGCTGAATCGAAAGCTAGTTTCAATGCACCAAAATCTTCAATCTGAATTGCACCTGAAGTACCACCACCAGCAAAGCGGTGAGCCTTACCATTGATTAAGTTAGCATTACCAAGAGTCTGCTGGTTAGCAATACCAAGTACAGCTTTCTCCATGTCACGTTCCATAGCAATAGCAGACTTACGAACGTTCTCTGCCCAGAATGCTTCAGCTTGATGACCATCTTGCTTCAACTTATCGGTGATGTACCAACCGTCTTGCTTATAGTCAGTTACCACTAAGTCAACACGAGATGTTTCCATGTTGTCAAAGTTAACAGCAGTATCTTCTTGATAATCCGATACAGCTCTGTCACCAGTTTTAGTAATGGTAAGAGTGTCACCATCAGGGAACTGTGAAGTTTTGTCATCGAACAACGGACGACCTACTAACCAATCGTCTAGTGATTTTTCTAATGTTGCATCATACAATGTTTGTCGTACAATGTTTGCTTCGTTTGAGCTATTATAAGCCATGAGTTAATCCCTCAATTAAAATTTAATGTTTAAGCCTTTTGCTTTCGCAATTGCTTCTAAGTTACCTAAGTGTCCTGCAAGCTTTTGACTGCTACTAAATCCAGAATTGAACTTAATAGTATTAGCTGTACTTGTAGGCATAGAAGTAATACCATTGCTAGGCGTAAGTGTTTTTGATTGTGTTCTGTCTAAGTTGAAAAGCTTTTTGAATCGTTTAGGATTGGCTTGCGCCTCCTTGATAATATCCTCATCGGACATACCCAACTCTTGAGCAGTTTCACGAAGCTTACTTTCATAAGCATCACCGTAGACAGCTTGAGCGCTACTAATACTTTCTTGCTGATTTTTAGTAAAGACTTCTTTTTGTTGTGAAGCACTTAACTGACCCATCACCTTCTGTAATAGTTGTTGCTCTAGTTGTTCCATATCTAACTGAGGGGTTGACTCAGTAGCTTGTTGTGTCTGTTCTTCGTTCACAGGAGATTCCTCTTTAGTGTTTAAATGTTTTAAAGCGTCATCTAGCTTTGTGCTTTGGTTAAGCTGAGCTTCAAGTTCCTGAATCCTAGACTCCAACGATTTTTTCTCTGTCACAGTATCTTTAATAAAATTCTGTGCAGATTGCCAAGACTGTTGCGCTTCTTCCGTATTAGTGAATAGACGCTCTTTACCTTGACTATCAGTACCACCAAAAAGTGGCTTGACTTGCTCTTCCTGAGCTATTGCTTGGTTAGCATCCTGAGTTTCTTTTACATCTTGGTTAGATGTTGTATCCATTATTTTACCTCTATACTGTATAATCCAGTTTCTTAATTAGGCTTCGTATGAAACCCCTTTTCGCTTTATTACGAATTGTTACATAAGAGAATTGGAACTTAGATAGAAAATCTGTCTTCTCCTCATCCTCCTTTAATAGCTTGTCGTATTCATCCTCAAGGTATTCCATAAGCAAGACAGTGAACTCATTATCAGACCACCGCTTATACCTACTAATCATTTCTTCTTTTTCTTCTTTAACTCTTA